ACAGTCACTCCAGAACAAGAACTGGACAACTCCACAGAAGCATGACTCCAGTGAGTCTTCTAGGATCACCAGTGCTTACAACTCAGTTCCGGCCGAAGTGCGAAAGTGGGGAACACCGAACGCCAGCGATAGCAAAGGCATCGGCCCAAAGGGAAGTGCCTCACAGGTTCACAGCAATGAACGCGGATACCTCGCAGCTCAGGTTGAAGAACATGAAGATACCGGCAAGAATCTACACAGATTGAATCCAGCATGGGCCGAAACCCTTATGGGTTGGCCTGTAGGTTGGTCTGATCCTGCCACTGAATGCAAAGGCGCCTTCAAAGGCTTTCCAAAGCCACAAGGCGATGCTCAGCACGATTACGAACCGCCCAGAACAGTTCATAAAGACAACTGTCCTATCAGGCGCAAGCGAATAGCGATGATTGGCAATGGTGTCGTGTCTCAACAGGTCGCACACGCTTTTGGAAGAATTCTTCGGAAAGCCTAATGCGCCACTGATGTTTGGAAACCACCTTCGATTGTTGTCCCCATCGGAAGTTCCAGCCAAACGTTCACCACGTCATCTATCTGAATATCATTTGCCATCAGGTGCCTCCAGCTTGTAGCTATAGACGGCGCTACCGATCTCGATGCAGAAGATTGGAGATTGCTCGGTTGCTTCCTTCGCCCACTCACCAATAATGCCGAGGAGCCAACCGATGCCGAATAACACACAGGTAAGGACAGTGAGGATTTCGACCTTGTGTTTTAGCGTCTCTTGTTGATCGTGTGCTTCACTCAGCACATCTGCTTCAAAGTGGGCAATTTCTTGCTCCGCAAACTTATGTTCGTTGTATCTACTAAAGTACGTCCCGTCAGCAAGCTTCTCGTCCGCACTCCCAGCCGTTACGTCACTTCCGAATCGATTGATGGCTGATTGGTTATAAGTTAGCTGACCCCCAATCTGGTCTGATTCCTTGGCAAGTGTAGGTCGATAGTGCGGCAGAGCTTTCACGATTTCACGATCTACATTGAAAAGTCCCACGTCCTGTTTCTGGTCTGTTTGAAGCTGATTCTTGTAATAGCGCCGAACTGTATCCAGATGGGCTTGCGGTGAACTGTTGTGCATTATCTGAATGACTTGTAAATGAGCAATGGAGGCCACCTCGTCGTCAATCTGGTTCAAAAGAGCCAAGTCATCGTGACTGGTCTTGGCCTGAGCTAGTGTGCTGTTAAGTTCTTTATCTCGTTCTTGTGAAACGTCCTTCGCGAAGAATGAAGCCAAGGCCAAAAACGCCCCAAAGATAGCTAAGACAAACTGATGCTTACCAATGAACGCTCGCATACCTCTCCGATCAAGCCAACAGTGATTGAATGCCCCAATCGTAACGTATCCGCCACCCCAACCGAAATCAAAAGGTAAGGGGTATGGGGGTCGAATCCCCCAAGCCAAGCTCGTCTGAGACCGCTCCCTGGGCACATTTTTATACCTGCAATTCAAACTTTCAAATTCATGCCAAAACCACGCACACCAACTGACCTCCTGATACTTTCCGGGGGCTTGGCGACCAATCCCGGCAGGTATGCCGACCGAATGAACGAACCCAAGTCTACTGAGCCTGTTGGTGATGCTCCTCCCGCATTCAACAAGACCAAGAAAGCAATCTGGACGGAAATCGTATCTCTGGTTCCATCCGGCGTTCTCCAGCGTTCCGACAGGATCGTTGTGGAACTCATTTGCTACTTGCTCCACGAACTCAGGACCGGGAAAGCGACAGTCGCATCCATCGCACAACTTCGTATGGCCCTAGCCTCCCTCGGCATGACTCCCGCCGACCGGTCCCGCGTGTCCGCTGCTCCCCAAGACTCCACAGATGACCCTCTCGCATTCCTCAGCGCCTAGCTATACCGACAGAGCCGTACGCTATTGCACGCTAATTGTTGAGAGAAAGCACCCCGCATCCAAGTTCACCGTAGCCGCCTGCCAGAGATTCCTTAATGACATCGCCCGTACAGACTGGCGATGGACATACGACGAAAAGAAAGCCCACAAGGTCTGTCAGTTCATCGAACTCTGTCCCCACGAGAAGGGAACTAAGCAAGGCCAGCAGATACGCCTAGAAGACTTTCAATGCTGGATTGTATGCAACATATTCGGGTTTGTAGATCACTCATCTCTCTTTAGACGGTTCCGAGAAGCCGTCCTGATGATTCCGCGTAAGAACGGAAAGTCACCACTAGCCGCAGCGATATCGCTCTATATGGCGTTCTTTGACGGTGAAAAGGGCGCAGAGGTCTATTGTGGTGCTCTCACCGAACAGCAAGCTCTCGAAGTGTTCCGGCCCGCCAAAGCAATGCTCGAAGGGATGCCTACCGTATGCCAGAAGTACGGCATAGAGATAAACGCCAAGACTCTCGTACAAGCCAGCACGCGCGCCCGCATGATGCCTGTTATCGGTACCGGGCGAGATGGCTCGATGCCTCATTTGTTCGTTGGTGACGAAGCCCACCAATGGCTCAATGCCAGCCTCTACGATGCCCAATCTACCGGCATGGTCGGACGCTCCCAGCCCCTCAAACTCATCATCTCCACCGCTGGAGACACCATCGAAGGCCCGTGCCACGCCAAGCAGCGTGAAGTGGAACATTTACTCGACGGCACAGCCCCGAACGAGCGTCTTTTCGGTGTCATCTATACCGCCGATAGCGAAATCCCCTGGACCTCGCATGATGCGCTCGTATCAGCGAATCCCAACATTGGTGTATCAGTATCGGAAGAGTCTCTTGTTGAAGCTCAGCAGGAAGCCATCCGCAACTCTGCCAAGCAGGGAACATTCCGCTGTAAGCATTTGAACCATTGGATTACAGCTTCATCCGCCTGGATGAACATGGAGTATTTCCGCAAGTGTTCAGACCAGACACTCAACGAAGACGACTTCCTCGACGATCCCTGCATCCTCAGCTCTGACCTCGCCAGCAAGATCGACCTCAGTGTCACTTGCAAACTGTTCCGACGCGATAAGGAAGGGAAGCCACACTATTACGCCTTCGTTCGTTGCTATATCCCAGAAGCTCAGGTCAACAATCCGGCCAATCAGCATTACAAGAAGTGGACTGCTCAGAGGTTCCTAACGGCAACGGAAGGCAGCAGCATCGACTATTCGGTGCTGGAAGAAAACACGAAAGCGGACATCGACAAGTTCCAAGTCCAATGTCTCGCGTACGACGAACGATATGCCGACCAGTATTCACAGCGCATCTCTAATGCTACCGGCATAGATAGAGTTGTCATCGCCCCGTCCCCGCGTGAACTGTCACCTGCAATGAAGGAACTGGAGTCCGCCGTCTATGACGGCAGGTTCCACTATGACGCAAACCCGATCCTTGAATGGGCAATGGGAAACGTCCTTACTCAAGAGACGGCGGCTGGCAATCTCACGATGCCGGATAAGCCATCTCCCGAACGCAAGATTGACCCCGCTGTTGCCTTGTTCATGGGTATGAATCGAGCCATGTTGCTCGATCCCTCTGAAAAGCAATCCAGCTTTGAACCGTTCTTTATCTAGCCTCCCTCATGTCCTTTATCAAATTGAATCTCGAAACGCCGCCAATAGAGCAGCGCGATAGCACTGTTAACGTCAATGGCCTGTTCTCCGCAGCATGGTCCATGATGACCGACACCCTGCCGACCGCCAGCGGTGAGATGGTGAATGAAGCCATCGCGCTACAGCACATTACTGTTTATGCGGCTGTTCGCTGCATAGCGGAATCAGTTGGCTCCCTGACATTGCGACTTTACAAGCGTCTTGATAGAGGCCGTCAAGAAGCCGTCGAGAACCCCATCTATCGAATGCTCACTATCTCGCCCAATGACGAGATGAGTGCTCCGGTGGTTTGGGAATCAGTGACCGGAAGCATGGCGCTGACAGGCAACTCTTATCTGGAAATCCTCCGCAATGCGAATGGCGATCCTGTAGGAATCTACCCGCTATCGCCTCTCCTAACAACACCTGTCCGCCTTCCAAACAAGCAGCTTGCTTATAAGACCAGCGTAGGCGTCACTGACGGTCACACACGCATCATCGCCGCTAAGGATGTTCTCCATTTCCCGCTGTTCTCATGGGATGGCCTGAAAGGCTTGTCTCCGATTGCACAAGCACGACAGGCTATTGGCCTAGCTCGCGCCGCTGAAAAGTTCGGTTCCAAGTTCTTTGGTAACGGCTCTCGTCCTGGTGGCTTACTGACACCCAACGGCAAGATCGACGAAAAGGAACTCATCAACTTTCGCAAGTTCTGGGAAGCCGCTAACGGCGGTGAGAATCAAGGCCGCATCGGCGTACTGCCTCAGTCATGGAATTACACACAGCTTGGTCTCTCTCCTGAAGACAGTCAATTCTTAGAAACACGTCAGTTCAGCCGTACCGACATCGCAGCCTTATTCCGCTTGCCTCCCCACATGGTAGGCGACACCACCCGGCTCTCCAACGGAAACGCCGAACAGCAATCACTATCGTTCGTCACAGATACACTCCGCCCTTATCTTGTCCGCATCGAGAAAGAGATTCAGCGCAAGCTATTGCCAGAAGACGGTTCACTGTTCGCAGAGTTCGATGTCTCAGAACGTTTACGTGGTGACTTCGCAACAACCATGCAAGGTTTTGCCACCGGCAAGCAATGGGGATTCTATTCGACCAACCAGGTGCTTGAAAAGCTCGGCGAGAATCCAATTGGCCCAGAAGGGGATGTCTATTGGGCACCCGTCAACATGACGAATGCTGCCAATCTCATCGCCCCAGCAGCAGATCCAGCCCCATTACCGCTGCTTGATCCTCCCACTCCAGCCCAGCGCAATTTATTCGATAACTACATCCCAGCGTTCGCCGGTCTGTTCAAAGATGCCGTTGGCCGTATAGCCAGCCGCAGCAAGCGTGATGCGGAGTCAATTACCCCTATCCTGACACCGCTCCTCGATTCTGTGTCCTCCATCGTCATCGCCGAGGCCCGTAGCGAGTTCGATCTTCCTGACGATTGGATGCCCTCGGTCAAGATCGTTCGGGAGTACATCAAGAGTGCAGCGACACGCGCCCAGGATTGGACACCGGACAACAGTGATGTTCTATCCGGCGCAGAGCTAACCAAAGCTATCCGTTCCATCCATATCAACATCTTCCGTGAAGCGGGCGCAGCCGTAGCGGCAAGGAAAATCTATGCCTAACCCATCCAACGTCGAACACCGATACCTGACACAAGAGTTTCGTGTCTCGCCTGAAGGGGAAACACCCTCTATCTCCGGTTACGCAGCATTGTTCGATACCCAATCGCAAGACCTCGGGAGTTGGACAGAATCCATCGATCCTCATGCCTTTGACAGCGTACTGAGCAAGAATCCTGATGTTCGAGCCCTTTGGAATCACAACGCCGATTGCGTATTGGGTCGTACCGTTGCCAACACCCTGCATCTCGCACTCGACGCTCGTGGATTGTCTTATGTCATCGATCCACCTGACACCACCATCGCCAAGGACTTGCTCGTATCGATGCGCCGTAAAGATGTAACTCAATCTTCTTTCGGTTTCATCGTCAAGCGGGACCAGTGGACAGAACAACCAGATGGCAGTATCACTCGCCGCATATTGGAGTTCGATGAGCTATTGGATATATCTCCAGTGACGTATCCGGCATATACCCAGACAACATCTCAGGCACGGAACCTACCAGCAACGATGCCCGTAGAGATTCGTTCCATACTCAGCAATCGCTCCGCCGACAGCATAGAGAATCAGCCGATATGTGAGTGTGAATGCACTCAGTGCTTATCCGGCGCTTGTAACCTCTGTTCCGACGATGACTGCGTAGATGAAGTATGCAGTTGCTATAACCAACGCGCAGAACGATCACTCGTTATCTCCGAATCAGAGCATAGACGCCTTCAGATGAAGCTGGCTCTCGTGACTCACAAGCACTAATCCCTCCCACCCTTTAGCAATTCGCAAGCAGGATGCCGCCGCCTAGTCGTGCCGCGTTCATTCGCACCGCCTCCACTTGCAGCCCTGAAGTATCGCCCGCAGCGAATCGGTCAGCGCATATCTCCCCACGCACCACGGAATCCCAATGGAAATCAAGTCATTACAAGAAAAGCGCAATAAGCTCATGGCTGATGCGACAGCATTAGTAGCGGGCGAAAGCGTTACCGCAGAACAACGCACACAGTTCGACACAATGTTAACTGATGTCGCAACCATCGATGCAGACATCACCCGCGTACAAGCCGCAGACGAGTATCGTGCTGCTCAGAACAAGGCTGTCAACAGCCCACGTCCCAACCCCGGCGAGTCCAACGAAGCTCATGAGGCTGCTGAGGTTCGCAATGCCAAGGTAAAGGAATCATTCCGCAACTACCTTCGTACCGGCCAGATAGAGAAGAGAGACCTAACCGTTGCTAATAGCGGTGTCGCCATCCCAACTCTGTTCAATCCCTCCATCTTTGAAGCTCAGAAGTCATACGGCGAAATCTACAACCTCGTCAATCTGATGAAGACCGATAACGGTGATCCAATCAAGCTCGTATTGGATAACGATACAAACAACAGCCTAACCTCTGTGACCGTTGGCACCAGCGCCAGTGAAGTAGACCCCAGCATCACAGGTCTAACGCTTCAGGTAGACAACTTCACCACAGGCGTTATCCGCATCGACAACGGCCTTCTAACCGATGCCGGATTCGATGTTGAAGCCTTTATTAGAGATAGATTCGCTACCCGCTTCTTCCGTGGTGCTTCCAATCTCATCATCAATGGCGACGGCGGAGCGGTTCAGTCTCTTACAACCGCATACAACAACGAGGGATTCACCAGTGCAACCACAAACAAGCTCGGCTATATCGATTTCGCCACTGCAATCGGCACCTTGGACCCTGCATATCAGCCTAACGCTGTATGGGCTATGTCCAATGCGACTCTTGGCTATGTCATCGGTCTAA